ACCGACGGGGCCTCAATCCATGAAGCGGAGCCGACGTGGGCACGCTCCTGCATCGTGACTTCGGCTGGCTTGTAGAACATCGCCGGGTTGTTGTGGTTAGGGCGTCCCGGGACCGAGGAGGTGTCAACGTACGAGCCAATAGCGAAGTCATTAGGGACATCGGTATCAGTCGCAACACCTTCCTCAAATCGCAGGGAGCCTCGCTGGCCGGGGATGTCCGGGCCCATCGAGCGCTCAAAGACGTTGCCTGCAACCTCAGGAAAGAGGGGTGCTGGTGCAACTGTTGGATTCATTACGTTCGCCATGGAATCCTCCGAGGATTACGGGTAGGTACCTTGTTATATGATACCACTAAACAAAGAACGGATTCTCCGCCACGGTCACCGTGGGCATAATGTCGTGAACTGACATAGCACAGGCCAAGGCCAAACTGTCGGGGTAATCATCGAAAGCACCCCTCTCGTCAGGGGCTTCGGCCAGCAAGTATGGTCCTCGGTTGATGCGCTCTAGGTCCAGCATCTGTTGATTAAACTTCTTCCAACGCCTAGTTCTCTTAGCCTTGGAGTGTCCCGGGATGACCAACTGGTCCCGCTGTACCAACTCCGTGAGGTGTACCCAACGCTCGTTCTGTGCCTTGGCATCAGATGAGATAGACAGGACTTCAATGTCTGGTAACAGTAGTGCCAAGCGTTCCGCTACTGCCCCGCCCACTCCCTGTGCGTCGATACCCACCCTCATTACCTCATAGTTTCGTACGAAGTCAACGATCTTAAAGTACTGGGACTCCCAGTCGGTGTCATGTAGTTCCAGCCAGTTCAGAACCCGGTGCTCAAAGAAACCCAAACCATCGGGATGGTCCCAATCAACCCACACAGCAGTAGCCACTGTAGAGTCGTTGGACCTAGCCACGTCAATCCCCATGACAATAGGGGTCCTCCACCACTCGGGGACCAGTGGCATAGACGGATCGTACAGCCGACTCAAACGGTCCTCGGTGACGAACATGCCCTTCTCAAGCATCCAGTGGTTGAGGTAGGACATGCGAAACTCATCGGAGTCCTCCCCAATACGCACCTTCTCCTTGTTGATGAACTTGCCATAGTTCTCGTTGTACTTAGCCGCTACTTTCCAGTCATACTCAAAGTGGGCCGTGCGTTGCCCGCGCTTCTTGTTAATGTCACGACGTTTATTAAACTGAATCATCTTGTAGAAGTACGACTTGTTACGAGTAGCCGTACCAGTTAGAGCGATAGTGCCATTGTTGAATGCCAACATGGGCTTGATTGACTTGGTAACCACATATTCGTCAGCCTCCTGAGCCTCATCCACAACGGCGAAATGGTAGGTCTTGGACTCAATCTTGGCCTTAGGGTTACACGTCTGCATCCGACAGAGCGACCCAGAGTTCTTCAGGGATACAATCTTACCCTTGCCTCTAGCCCCACCAGACGCTGCCCGGTCGTCAATCTCGGGGTCCAGTAGGAACTCTAGAGCATGGTCGCTGGTAAGACGAGTAACTATACGACCAAACACCGTGTCAGCCTGATCCTCAGTGGGGGCAAACACCCCACACCACAGACCCTTGCTGAACTTACTCAGCCACAGGGGATAAACCTTAGACAACTTAGGAAGGATAACCATCAGGGAAGCAATGACGTTTGACAGTACCTCCGACTTACCACTCTGCCGAGTGGCTATCAGGGTCAGTTCCTCACCGTCTCCAATGACAATGGATTCAATGAACCTGTAGGCGATTGGTACCTGATAGGGAAAGAACTCTACGTCACAGAACTCTTCTGTAAAGATAACTAGTTTCTTGCACAGTTCGTCTACAAACTCAGCCGATGCCTCGTCCAGTTCAATTTCCAGATCAGCGATAGACTCAACGCCATCATCTTCCTCTACCCCTGACTCTGGTTCTAGGAGGTCGGTAATCACTCTTCCCTCTCCGACAACTCATCCCACATTGCGGCAAGCATGTCCAGTCTGGTTGATACCTCGTCTGCCCCACGAGCGTGGTGCCGCCACTGGTCGTATGCCTGCCCCAAGTTCATAATCTCTATGTCCAGCCATTCCTTCAGTTCCGAGGTAGTCAACTTGGTGATCCGAGAAGGGCGCTCCAATGTGCGGGTTGGGTGCTCCTGCTCTCCTTGCCAGAACTTCAGTGCCACGAGCCTATCTCCTCTGGTTTCCCCGGAAGTCGTCGGCCAACCAATGAATGGAGTAGCCCTTCTTCCACTGTGTAATGTTCCGATGGTTTACAAATACCTATTTGGAATGTCCGGTACGGGACCACAACCTGCATCCCACGACCGGTCCTCCACGGGTAGTCTGTTTCCCTCATAAAAGACATCCGTAGACCGATCTTCTTGACGGTCGTCTGGCGTGTCAGCCAGTACACAGGTCCAACTCCCTGCACCAGATCCAGCGTATCCCGTAAAACTAGCCACCAACTAATAATAGCACCAACCAACCCGCCCACTAACCACCAGCCATGTAAGAATGGCAGTACAGGAAATAGAAGCAGGCCGATAACTAGGGGGCTATACCCCAATACTTTACTTGTAATAGTCATACCAAGTGAAGATCAGAATAATGGCGAGGAGGGCCATGCACCCTAAAGAACCCCAGTACAACATTAGAAGTCCGAGAAGTATGGCATGTCTTTGGATTTAGCCTCATGGTAGCCGATTCCATTTAGAGTGGAGTTGATGAACTTACCCTTGGATGTGCCGGGGGAATGGAAGTTTAGGTATGTGTGGTACGGAACATTTGGGTACACGTATTCTCTCTTGCGATTACCTTGCTTGATAAACCTAACGCACAAGTTACCCACACCGCTGTCGAACTCGTCTTCGTCGTCGGGTACATACTTGTAAGCGTCTACACGGGTGCTGGCTGGGTACTCAACCTGAAATCGAGAGCCCTCCTCACGCTGTGAATCAAGCGATGTGGCGCTTCCCAGCGTACCTGACTGTCCCGAACTTTGGTTATCTGCTAGATCGTCAAGTGACTCTCTGGACCTATCCGGCGTCGGCCTCTTTCCTGAGGTTGCAGGCATCGTCTGTGGGCTCCTCGTCCTGTGACCCAGACAAAGCGGCACGAAGTTCCGTCACCATTGCTGCTAACACGACGTTTTCGCCCTGCAAAGCGTTTAAACGGGTCTGAAGTTCGTTGATCACCGTCTGGGGGTTGAGTTGAATGTTGTCTGCGTCCATGTTGTACCCTTTCACTGGCACGGTTTATATCTCAAGTACAGTGTATCAGGTGCCCTCTAACTCATCAGCCAATCCCCGCAACCTGTCCGCAACAGTAGGTGTGGTGGCACCGATGCTTTCAGACTCAGCGGTTTCCTTCTCGGCTGCTTCTCTGACAGCAACCATCTGAGTGACGGCTGCCCAGTCAATGTTGGGACTGAGTGGATCAGGGCCGAGATTCTCCAACTTGTAGTCCGAGATGTCCCAAGCCATGTTCTCAGGCGAGACCGCAGGACCGCCGTAGTAGGCGTCCAGCCATGCCCATGTAACAGCCGTCTTGTCGGTGACTACGATGTTGTGGCGAACCCACTCGCCTCCGTCCACACGGCCCCGGATGTAGCCTTCATCGAAGTCGGCCTCACACTCAAACAGCACCGCAGGAGCACCTACTTTGAGTTGTCCAACTTTGACGGAGTCCCCCCACTTGGGCTTCTGTCCCAAATGGTAGAAATACAGACCGATGGGCATGTAGCCGTCTTTGGTTTTGCCAAACCATGTGCGGAACGAAAAGCCATCAGGATTGGGCCGTCGGTTGCCGTGTCCATAGGATCGCCCCTTTTCATCTTTCCAACGAAGGTCAGCAAACCCGATTGTCTTTCCGGTACTGTGGGAGTTCCAGTTGGATAACGTCCGAACCATGTAGGACACCTTCACATGGCGAGTAGGAGGTACTTCCTTGTAAAGGGCGCACCCGTAATGGTTGCCCTCTCGGAACATCAATCGCAGGTTGTCTCCGCTCATGTAGGCGTTATGGATTTTGCCCTTCCATGAATCCTGCCAGCCATCTTCAAAAGTTTCATGTACTAAAGTGGGCACCGCTTCTCTTTTCTTTCAGGGGGCTTTTTGGTATAGGGCTATCTCCCCACTCCGTTAGGGGGTCTCCACCCATGAGGTCGTCGCCATTTATGGGACGATTGTTCGATAATAGATCACCCATCTGATACACCCCGCATACTCCGATAAACCTGAATCTCAATCTCATTCAAGTTGGTCAACATGCGGCGCTGATAATCAAACATCGGGTAATCCCACCCTGCCTCCCGCAGATGCTGGCTTCTAAACTCGGCAAAAATCTCCAACAAATCCTCGGCTTGTCGGCGAGACAACGCAATATCACTCACGGCGTCGCTACCAGACGGACGGTCTTGGCAGCGGCATTCTTCGACTACATCGGATGGCCGCACAACGTCGTCCATTGCGTCGTCCCGCAACCCCGACAAGCACCTGTCCCACTCATGCACACCGTCGTCATCGGTGATCGGCGACCATGACCAATCCAAGGTTTCCACTTCAAAAGTAGGAAACGAATACTTGCCACAACAACAAGGTGTGGGCTGTTGTGTGGGTGTCATTCGGTGACCTCCACCCATGAAGTCGTCGCCTCGTCCCAGTCGTAGAGAGGGCCGTCATCGGGCATCGGTGTCGGCGGCTGCCAGATGTAGTTCTCGTCCAGCGACCACGACGGGTAGGGCTGGGGTTCTGCGAAGCCTGTGCCGTCCCATGTGTAGCCGATGCCCGCATAGTTCATGTGCAACGGCGTGCCACCGTCAGAGTGGACGTTGGCGTGGGTGTTGTACGAAGTCTGAATCCATGTGCCGCCCAGACCAAGGTCGTCGGCTAGGAACTCCTGACCCCGATGCTCGTCGTCATCTCCGACGACCAGTACCTGTAGGACGGTGTTGG